GGCTGGAACTAAAGGAGGCAATGCAGGACAGTGGTCCGCAAGGAAAGCCCAGATGTTAGCAAAAGAATATAAGGCCAAAGGCGGAGGGTACAGAAACTGATGGCACTAAAAAAATCACAACAGTCACTAAAGAACTGGACCAAGCAGAAGTGGAGAACTAAGTCTGGTAAGAAGTCATCAGAGACTGGAGAGAGATATTTGCCAGAGGCGGCAATAAAAAATATGTCCGACGAAGAGTATGCAGCAACAACACGGGCTAAAAGAGAGGGAACGAAAAAAGGAAAACAGTTTGTTGCTCAACCAAAAGAAATCGCTAAGAAAACTAAAAAGTATAGAACTATGAAACACGGGGGAATGATGAAAGGCAAGAAGTCTCAGATGGGAATGGTAAAGAGTGCTGCACCCAAAAGAAAAAAAGAGATGAGCGACAAAGAATACTTCGAGATGCAAGACCGCAAGAGAAGAGAAGGCATAGCCTCCATGACTGGACAGGATAGTGTAAACTTTCTCCAGAAGTTAATGAAGGGCGAGATGGAATACCAGGAAGGTGGTAAACTAAAAAAGAAATTAAAGAAGATAGGTCGAGTCTTAGCAGGTAAAGCGCCTGAAGACGGAAGCGGAGATTATTTACTTGGCAATAAAAAAAGAAGAGCCCGAAATGAAAGGCAAGCAAAAGAGATGTATCCTAAGAGTGGAGGTTCCGCCTCTGCCAAAAAAGCAATGGAGAGAAAAAGGGCTGAAGGCATAAGAAACCTATACAAACTAGAAAAACAAGTAGATCGTCAGGTTGGAGTTATAGGGAAACCATTGAATGAGGATCAAAAAGAAGCAAATAAAACTAGAGATCGACAAATACGACGCTATAGAGCCAGACCAGCAGGTAAGGGTAGTTCACGAATGCGTACTCTCTTAACTGAGCCAGGTAAGTTAGTGAAGCGTCAGAAGCAATTTAATATTGGCGGTGCTTTACTAAGCGGAGGGCTTTCTGCTGTAGGTAAGAAACTTATAGATGGAGAGAAGATGGACATGAAAGAGTTAGGAAAGACTGCTCTTGGTGGAGCCATGACTGGAGCCGCCTCAGCAATTCCATTTAAGAAGGGTGGTAAGTTCAAAGCCTTGGTTAGAAAATTAATGAAGGAAGGCAAAAGCAAAAAGAACGCGCAAGGTATTGCCGCGATAGCAGGCCGAAAGAAGTATGGCGCTAAGAAGTTTGCTGCCATGTCTGCCGCAGGAAGAAGAAAAAGAGGGTGAACCGTAAAACTTTAGTTAGTTTTGGTTTAGCCTTTACGCTATTGTTTTTATCTTACGGCTTGATATATATCATAATGAGATGAACTTTAATTGCAATGGGTGTGGCGCTTGCTGTCGAAGAGTAGGTACGATGCCCAAAGAACTTCTGGTAATGAATAATCTAGAAGTAAACCCAGACGGTTCTTGTAAGAACCTCCAGTCAGATAACAGTTGCTCTATATATGAAACAAGGCCGAGCATATGCAGAGTGTCTGATATGCAAAAAGATTCAGGCTTATCTCAATTAGAATATTTTCAATTGACCGCTAGTGTTTGCAACATTTGGATGGATGAAGACAAGTCTGATTATCCTCGCCTTGATGACGATTACGCCGATCACATAATAGACTCAGACTCAGACGATTAGTAAATTATTTAATTTTACCTTCCAGTCGATTATAAAATCGAGCCACAAGCAACCTCCCTTTTTGAGACAACGCATATCTAACTCTGTAATTATACTTTGTCTCTTCTCTAAAGATGTGATCCTCTAATGTTCCAGAAGGTGTTAGTTTGTCAAAGTGCTTATATACATATTCTTTTTTAAGCAAAGGATACAATACTTTGATGCCCACTTGGTTTCTTCTCTCCCCTAAAGACTTAGATATGTAGTCCAGAGTCCAGAACTCTAAGTCATATACATGAATTAAAAAAAGTATTTGCCTGGCACTCAAGCCATAAGTCTCTACGGCTTCTTTCATTATCTTTTTGTAGTTCTTTAAGTAGTTGCTCGATACAGATCTTTTGTCAATGAAGGAAAAGTCCCTGAACATCTTACTCCTTTTGACTCGACTCTTAGGCATGATCTTTAAATTGTATCTTTGTAAAAAAGTAAAGATATGGCATCACTAAGTGGAAGCAAAATAAAAGATACCTTCAATTTAATTTTGAAGACTGCAACGACAGCGCTCTCTGGAACTAAGCAAAGCATACAAGACGGTGACGGAAACAATTCAGCACTAAAACTATCTACTAGTGATGTAGAAGTGGCAGGTGCATTATCTATTGTTCCTCAGCCTGCAACATCTAGCACAGAATTGACAGCGTTGCTTATAGCAACATCTGGAACGGTAGTCACCAGGGAATTGGATACATCGGCATTTGGTAGCGCATCTATAACGGCTAACTCACCATTGTCTGCCACAGGAAACACCATCGGTGTTGACGATCCTATTAATCTTTCTCAGTTGACCTCTTCAACTGCCGTAAATGCGGATAAGTATTTAATATGGGATGAATCCACATCTGCATATAAGTATATTCTGTTTTCTGATTTGGTTACATTTGTACAGAACGCTGCTGGAAGTACAAACTTCTTACCTGTAATGTCTTTAGTTGCAAATACTGCTACTTCGATGGGAACCTCAAGCGCAAATGTTTCTTGGGCTGCTATTACAGATGGTGTAGGAAAAAGTTCTACCGCAGGATTTTCCACAAACAATCAGATAGAATTGCAAGACTCTACATTAGTGAGAGACCAGGTTCAAATTAATGTATCAGGCACTTATAAGTTTGAGGTTAGTATGGAAATAAATTCTTCATCAGGAACTCCAGATGTGGAAGTAGAAATACATGATGACGGAAATACACAGTCTCTTCAAAAGGCAAATAGGACAATGAATGGAAACACTCTAAATGCTATAAGTTTTACAGCCACAAGACAGGCTAGCGCAGGGGATACGTTTTCTATAAATATCAAATCTTCAACAACCGCGTCATACACACTCAACTCCTATTGTATAGTAACCCAGATAGCGTAACTTAGGGTACGTTATGGAAGATGATTACGAAGACAAAATAAGAGTAGAAACCTTTATTCAGATTAAGCAGAAGGTTGAAGAGATCACAGACATTGTAAAAGATAATGGGCTTGAGGGTGACTTCATGGCTTGTTATTGCTTTGCATTACTAAGACCAATGAGTGAAGACATGGATGGTCATTCAAAGGTTGAACACATGTCAGGATTTCACGCAGAATCTCCCACAGAGATACACACAATGACTCAGGCTATGGTGCAGGATTATTTTATGGCTATAAATGAGAAGAGGGATACGTCGTCTTTAGATTACTGGCTGAAGGATAATAAATGATTTTGCATTAGTTTTGTTAATCATCCATAGAATTAAATTTAAAGTAAAAGAAAGTGGATCTTATAAGAAAGATAGTAGTAGGGCAAAACCCTAAAGACGCCATGGCTTATTACGTTGGCCAGAAGGCAGGGGTAAGCAAAGTTCATGCAATAATAAAAGACGAGAAGTGTATGGCCAAGTACGGTATAAGCCGTTGGTTGATATACATAGAGAATGATGAAGATGGCGTTATGCTTTGGAAGACGGTAGAGGGTATGCCTTGTCTTGTTGAACATGATTGCGTATTCTCATGAAAGCACTTTATCACTTCATAGTAAAAATTCCTAAAGCCGTAAAAGACACGATTAAAGTAGGTGATCAAGAGATGTACTTGGACTCCAAGTGGAATGAGTTCCAGAATAGAATATCTTCTGCCGAAATAGTAGCAGTTCCAGAAAAATATGATACAGGCGCAAAGCCAGGAGACCTTTTATACTTTCATCACAATGTAGTTCTGGGTGGCAATCACATGGATGGGAATGACGGAAAAGAATTAAAAGAAATAAAAGGACCTCGTGGTCAAATAGTAGACTATAAAGAAAAATTATATTACGTTGTTTATGACGAGTGGGATCACTTCGGAAATCAAGCGTTTGCGTATAGTCATGATAATCAGATACATACGCTAGGTAAGTGGTTATTCTTAAAACCTTGGAAGCCTGTAAGGCCAAAATCTTCAATCTTGGAATTAGTTTTAGAAGATAAAAATTATGATCACGGAAGAAAATATGGTATCTTGAAGTATCCCAGTCGGGTTGCTGAAGAGATAGGTCTGAGTGTAGGAGACACTTGTTGGATTCGAGACTCGTCAGATTATGAAATGGAAGTCGAAGGGGAGAAAGTATATAGAACAATAGTAGACGCAATTCATGGCACGCTCCAAGAGTAAATACGACAACATCGCTACGGCTAAGAATCTGCGTTCATCTATGCAGATAGCAGTACATAACATGATAGAAGAAATAAAAAAGCCTGTCGATAATGAACTCTCTGGTTCACAACGTAAAGCAGAACTTCAAGCGATTAAACAAACAGCGGTAGATGCTAAAGAACTTATTATAGAGATAGAGAAGACTACGGCTATTATCAATAGCCTAACTAAGGATGGAACTATAGAGGGTGCTAAAGACTATTCAAGCGGGTTTGCAGAGCAATACTCTAGGCCGTGAATGTTTTAAAAGAAATAGAGGGTAGGGAAGAACCTGTAGTAAATATCTGTCCTGATGAAACTGAAGGATTAATAGTAGAGGTAGGAGATCTTTCTATTCAATTGCCAAAGGCTCCTGCTAAAAACAAAATACTTTTTCATAACTTAAAAAAAGAAGAGCAATACTGGAGGCGCCAGGAACTTCCAAGTGACCTGGCTATTATATCATCTATGGATGAATGGTCTCAGACTCCAGATGAGTTTAGAAAGAAATATCAATCTTATATAAAAACAGAATATGAAAGAAGAAGAAACGGAGTATGGTTTTACAATAATGGGGAACCAACTTATATCACAGGGCACCACTACTTCTTCCTACAGTGGTCCAAGATTGACGTGGGATACCCCAGTTTTTTACGGTTCCAACAGCAACTATTCATACATATGGAAGCCTGCTTCCGAGACCCCCGATGCTTAGGTCAAGTATATACTAAGTGTAGACGTTCTGGATATACTCAGATGAGTTCCTCTTTATTGTCTGGAGAGGCAACCCAAGTAAAAGATAAACTGCTGGGTATAATGTCTAAGACAGGATCTGATGCTCAGGAAAATATATTCATGAAAAAGGTTGTACCTATCTACAGGTCCTATCCTTTTTTCTTTAAACCTATACAGGACGGAACAACAAATCCACGAATGGAGTTAGCGTTTAGAGAGCCGTCAAAAAGAATAACTAAAAAGAATAAAACTTCTGTTCAGGGTGAAGCACTAAATACTATTGTTAACTGGAAGAACACAACTAATAACGCATACGACGGGGAGAAACTACACATACTCTACATGGATGAGGCAGGCAAGTGGGAAAAGCCTACAGACATT